ACCGCTCTAATAGGCGGATGCTAACCTGTAATGTAAAGGTGTGGACACCTTATGGCCAGGGCTTGACCGCCCTGTGCCAGGTGTTTCGGCCAGTCGAAGTCACTGGGGAAGTATAGGCTGCATCCCGCAGCATAACTTCTTAACCAAGGAGCCCTTATGGTTCTTCCAGTGACCGGCCCGTTCTACAAGGTTGAAGGCCTGAAGTTCCCCCCTCCCAATGGGGACTACTACCAGACCTTTGCCGAGAGGACGTGGTCTCGACAGACGAGGCCGTATAGTCTGAGGTTGGCGTTTCGATCAAAAGTCGGAGCCTCGACTCATACCATCCTGGACGGGCAGCCTACGCGCTCGCCCCTCTTCGATGCGTCAGACTATCCCGCTTACGAATTTCGCAGTCGTGAACTTAACGATGCGAAAGACAAGGCGTGGTCGAAATTCATCAGCTCGCTTGGCGACCAAGCCAGCGCTGGTGAGACGATCGGCGAGATGAAGCAAACGGTGGGGATGATGGCCTCTAGGGGTCATCAGCTCTATGGGTTCGCCCGGGCTATAAACCGCCTGGACTTCCATAACGCCGTCGGCTATCTCAAGATCGATCCGAAGGAGGCCCTAGGGATCGAACGCAGACTCCGCGATCGTTGGTCGAAAGACCGCGACAAGGCAAATCTGTGGCTCGAGGTCCACTTCGGCTGGATGCCGCTTGTCCAGGACATCCAGAATGGGCTGACTATCTTGTCCGGCTCCCCCCGACCAAAAGTCGCCGTGGGGAGAGGCACCGCTGATATCCGCGAGGAGTATCATAACGGTGACTCGCATCGAATCATCTTAGGATCGGTTCATGCAGAGTACAGAATGGATGTCTCTATCTCGAACGAGAACACCCATATGTTAGCCCAGTTGGGTCTAGTCAACCCAATTGCTCTCGCGTGGAATCTGACCCGTCTCAGCTTCGTCTTCGATTGGTTCGTTAACGTGAATTCTTGGCTGAATTCATGGACGGATCTATGCGGGGTCGATGTTGTGAACCCAGCTACCACGGAGTTCCAGCTCCTACAAGGGACCTGGCAAGACGGTGACCGAAGGTATGGGACCTTCGTTGCCGCCAGCACGAGGCGCAGTCCGACCCTGGAAAGGCCGGAGCTTCATGTGCGCAAACTGAAACTTCCCAGTGTGACCCGGGCAGCGACAGCAATCTCGCTTCTCGTCCAAGCACTGCCTCACGTGAGGCGCTAACGCGCCTTTTGATCAACAGCTACAAGGAGCCAATGAAATGGCATCGATGGCAGACATCACCGTCAAAAAGAACGACGGTACCACCGACATCGTCTTCGCTGCGAAGGTGCCCTCTTCGGGGGACACCGTCAACGCGTTGTGGCGTTCCGACGCCAACGCAGCCCCGTACCCCGGCCTCAAGCCGGAGTTCAAGCTGTCGAGCCGGTGGAATGCGGACAAGACCGCACGGCGACTCGATTTCGTGGGCACGTACCACTCGTACTACACGGACTCGGCGACCACAGTCTCATCCAAGCTCGGCACCATCGTGTTCACCGGCAGCGTTGCGATCCCGCAACAGCTGCCTTCGGCGGACATCAACGAGGGTGTGAGCCAGCTGACGAACCTCCTGGTTTCGACGCTGGTTCGCACCGCGCTCAAGGAAGGCTTCGCGCCCACCTGAGTACCGACCCCGCGAAAGCGGGACTACGCCGTTCGGCGTATGCTTGGAGAAGAGACTATGCCTTGCGTGTCATTGTTCACGAGAGAGCTGGCCCTACGTACCTATGAGGGCCTAGGAGGCGCTCGTTCCCTGACCTGTGCGATCATGGTTAGATACGAGTGTTGGGATGACCTGTCTGAGCTTAAGGTTAATCCCGAGGACTACTGTGATGCTGATGCTTTTGCACGAGCAGCGGCAGCGACCGGCTTCCTGAAGAAGTTTGTCGACCTTCCCACCACCCATGATCGTCCCGCGCGAGCGAGGGCTTCTTTCATGGAAGGTGAGCACAGTTGCTATTTATCCAACGAACGTCTAACTCGTTTCCTGCCTGAGTTCGGCTTCCTCAGCCGTGACCCGACGGACGAGTCGCTGCACCGGTTCTTCCGGGGCGTGCGGAAAAGGATACTTCGTTGGATCGGTTCCCAACCGCCGGACTTCCCAGTCTTGCGTTTTGGGCCCGGTAGCACCTACTCTGATAGGGGTGGTCTCACGACTATCCCCGACAAAATGGATGCAAGATCCACCATCACCTCTGGCGCTAGAGCGTTCATGCCTTTCTGGTACGAGACGCTCTGGGGTAGGAATGCCACCCTACGTCAGAAAGATCCACTCACAGTTCGGGGTAACCGTTTTGCTACGGTCCCCAAAGACGCTACCAAGGATCGCGGCATCGCTGCCGAACCTTCCTTGAACGTCTGCTACCAATTGGCCCTGGGAAGGGTCTTACGCAACCGGTTGAGGAACTCGACCGGGGGCATGGTAGACTTGAACGTTGCGGCTGCTATTCACAAGCGGCTCGCTTGTGAAGCAAGCCTTTCGAGCTTGCGCGCAACGTTGGATCTTAAAAATGCTAGCAATTCCGTAAGCTACAACTTGGTGAAGTTGTGCTTACCCCACCTCTGGTTTGAGGCCTTGGAAAGCCTCCGATCTCCGTTTACCCTCCTGAGTTCCTCACGGAATAAAGGGGGCGAAAGACCGGAACAGTGGGTCAAGCTCGAGATGTTTTCGAGCATGGGGAACGGCTACACTTTCGAGCTCGAGACTATCCTCTTCGCGGCCATTAGCTGCGAAGCTCTCCATCTGGACGGTTTCCCATCGTCCTTTGGAAAAGATGTCTACGTCTTCGGGGATGACATAATTGTCCCTAACGACGGTGCTCGTAGTGTAATCGCCGCTCTGCGCTTTTGCGGCTTTGAGCTAAACCTGGATAAGTCCTTCTCAAAGGGCGAGTTCAGAGAGAGCTGCGGTGGTGATTTCTTCAGAGGCAAGGCTGTAAGGCCATACTTTTTGAAGGGAGAACCACATGAACCGCAGGAGTACATTGTCATCGCTAACGGGCTTCGCGCGCTCGATCATCAGCTCAGTCCTCCTCTCAGGGGGGATACTGGGCTTACTAATCTTATGCGCGCTTGGCTCTATTGTCTGGATCAGCTACCTTCACAGGTGCGACGGTGCCGGGGTCCAAGTGACCTTGGCGACATCGTTATCCATGACAATCCGGAGCGCTGGTCTTGTCGACAGCACCCCGACGATTGGCAACAGAGACAGGTCCAGTGCTACCGCCCCCTGAGATCCTCGCGGATCTCCTGGAAGTGGTTCCATCCAAGCACTGTCCTAGCTAGCGCTGTCTATGGTGTGAGGTCTAACGGTATGGAGAGC